ATCTTATAAAGTTTTAAAGTTAATATCTATTTTATGTTAGTGATACACTAGGCCTACTTTTTTATTACTTGTAATGGCCTTTAAATCGTTATTAGATGCGTCTATATAGCCTGCAGCCTGTAAAAGTTCTTTACTTTTAAATATGCGTGCGTGTCTATGTTTATTTACATCAATTAAATTATCTATTTTAGAACCTTCTGAAAATATAATTTTTAAGTTTTTAGGAAGTTTTAGCCCATCAATAAAAAACTTTATACTTTTTGTGTAAGCGTAAAAAATAACATCTTTGTTTGCTTTTGCTATCTGTACCCATTTCTGTAAGTATTGAGGACTATAAAAATCTCCTGAATCGTGGATTCTCACGTGTGTAGGTCTTTCTAGTATAATAGTTGCGTTCATCTTAGGCACAAAATCATCTGTTTTAGATAGTTCATATCTGTTGTTAAGTCCTTTTATAACTGATGGGTATTTATAATTTCCTTTTTGTGCGTAACAGTATTTTATGCAGTCTTTTGCGAATGGGCAAACTGTTTTACCTGTAATAGTTTTGTATGCAGGTAGGCTAAAATTCATTACTCGCATTTTATTTTCTATGCTAGTCTTTTTTAGTTTTGCATTTTGTGTAAGTAAATTCATTTTTTTTATAGTTTTAAATTAATAGTTTAGTTGTTTGTTTCTTCTTCTGTATTACAATCTTCACATATTTGCGTATCATCAATAAAATATGTTTTGCTTTCTTCAATATTGCAAACTTCACAATATTTAATTGTTGGTTCGTGGTTTATTGGGTTGAGTGGGTCTTTATTTACGTGTGTATCCATTTTAAAAGGGTTTAAAGGGTTTAATAGTAATTTTCAATGATTAATACAACAGTGACAACAACAGCAAGAAATAATGTTGTAAGTTGTATTGTATCCAAAATTTTATTGTATCTTATTCTTTTTAATTCTGTCAAATTATCTTCTTTATAATTTTGCTTTTTGTTTTTAATAAAAAAGTTTGTTTTTTCTTCCTCATTTAAAAAGTAATTTTTACCAGTTCTTAAATTTGTTATTTTGTATTTATTCATTTTATTAGTTTATTTAGTTTATTACTTAATTAATTCTCTTGTAAAAAAGAAGTGAGTAATTAATATACGCGCTCCAAGTAAGCGGTATTTCACGCACATTAATTACTCTCTTCTATTTCTATTAAATCAATTATTTTTTAAATCCATTGTTGTACTCTTCTGTTTCTATTAGTTCAATAATTTCTTCTTTTGTTAAGTTCTCACAAAGTAAAATTTTATTTTGATTTTCTTTTAATTCTTTTACATTGCTGCTATTTAAAAATAATAGTAAAGATAATTTTTCTATTAATGTAATTTTGAAACAGTCTATTTCTGATAAGTTCATAATTTTAGTTTTTTATTAGTTATTATTTTTTTTAATTCTTGTTTTTTGTATTCTGTTTTTCTTTCTTCTTTATATATAATTAATTCTCTTGTATTTAAAAGTATTTTTAATTCTTCAATCTTTTCATTAATTAAATAATCTATACTATTAATTTGATTTTCATCCATTTTTTTAATTTTTAAAGGTTAATAATATATAATATTATTGCTACTGGTAAACTTAAAAGATAGATAATATCAAATAAAGTTGTTTTTGTGTTTTGTGTTTTTGCTTTCATAGTTTTGTAGTTTGTGAGGGGTTTTTAAGCCCCTCTGATTAATTTAGTAATTTTGAGTGCTAGAGTTTCTTACTCTTATTGTTGATAGTTTGTATTCGTTTTTTCTTTTCATCTCGTTCTTTGCTCCATAGTAGGCGCTAGTCTTTCTTTCTCCTTTAATCTCTACATCATTAATAATTCTATCCAGTACAAAGTTACTTCTGAATTCTTGTTCTTGTGTTTTTGTTTTCATTTTGTTTTTTGTTTTAATTATTATACTGCAAATATAAAAACCTTTTTAACATATTACACAATAATGTTAAAAAAGATTTATTTTTTTTTTACTCTAGTAAATACACTTTTTTTTAAAGTTTTTTTTAAATAGTGTTTTTTTATGCTCGTTTTTTGCCTCGTTTTTTAGTGCTTATATTGAAAAAGTGTTTTTTTATGGTGCTTTTGTTTTATGTATCTTTTGCAATAATTGAAACGCACACACACGCACACACGCACACGCACGCAAATAAAAAAATATTTTAATTATTTGCATAAATATAAAAAAAGTTATTAACAATTTAATTTTGTAAAAAGTAGGTGTAAAAATTAGAAAAGAAGAAACAAAAATAAAATCTCACTCAAAATCTCCTAGCCAATATACCTAGCAGTTTCAGGGCAGTTTCAGGGCAGTTTCAACAGCAGTTTCACCGAGCAGAAACAGTTTCAAGAAAAGTTTTTTGTAAAAATGTTTTAAGGAATTTTCATATACCAATCAAGGACATCCATACATTCTTCAAGTCCTTTAACCACCTTAGCATAGTAACCTGCTTCATTGAGGTCAGCAACCCATTGCTTTTGTTCTTTGGATGGGTAGCAAGTCTTATCTGCTTTAATCTCTAGGAATAATCCTGCATACTCACTATTGACTTTACAGATTTGCATATCAGGAAAGCCTTTAACATAGCCAGTTTTCTTGGCTAGTATTGCTTGTTTCATGGATGTTCTTATACCACCTAGTGATGCACAGTATCTTACATTAGGATAAGTGTATTGTATATAGGTGCAGAATGATGATTGGACTAATGCTTCTTTCTTCATAGCCATACCCCCTATGCCCCCCTATGCCCCCTATGCCTACCCCCTATACCCCTTGTTCCCCCATCAGTATAGGTCTTACCCTTTATTAGTTGGTACATTAAAGGTTGAGATACTTTGTACTTCCTAGCAAGAGATGAGATAGTTATCTTCTCTGTAGTAGTATTGTATTCTTCTCTGATAGCATCTGCTTCAGCAACAGTAAACTTTCTTCTGGAGTAACCACCACCTCTACTATCTTTTCTATCTTCTATTCTTATCTTTCTAATCTTTGGCATAATCTAATATTCATCTTCAAACCTATCAGTAGTTTCACCATATTGATTTTCAATATCAATACTTGTAATTTTAACATCTACTTTGTTTAGATTCTTTTTATTTATGTAACAAATTCTATCTATTAATTCTTGGTCATTCTCTATTTCTTTAGTATTAGATGTAAGAACAAATGTATCTAGCATTCCTGTAATTACTTTCCTAGTTACAACTTTTTTACTCTTTATCTCGTAAGATACAAATACTCTAAAGATTGGCTTTTTCATTTTTAATTTTATCTAACTCAAACTCTAAGTGGTTAATAGCCTTCTGTATGCAATCAACACTTGTTTCGTGCTTACGCTTTGCTCTCAGGAGATATGTAGTGGCAGTACCAACATTATAGGATAAATCAAAATCTTCTACAACTTTCCTAGCCTCATAACCATAAACTCTACCAATGTAATAGTTAGGAGTTTTCTCTTTACTGTAATCTATTTTAAGTTCTTCTTTTGTTAATAGCATCTTAGGATTAATTTTACCTCCACTCCATTTATTGTCTTTATCCTCTACCACCTCATCTTGCCAAGTAGTAGTTGGAGTCCACCCATTCCTTCCTTTATCGTAATAGTGTTTATTATGCTTTGTCATCTAATTTATCTATATTGTTTTCTAACTTCTCATTCTCTTGTCTTGCTATCTTACCTTCAACATAGCATAAGGCAAATATATATAAAATCACAACACCAACAATCATTAAAGAACCAACAGTTATACTATTCATCATTTAATATTTTTAAAAGTTGATTACTTGTATATATCCTATCATCACCTGCATAGTTTTCGTATATCATTGTGAAGTTATCATTCTTCCAAGTCCATAAAGACCTAACTCCAGTCTTAATATGATGCTTCAATACGCTTTTAATTGTTCTGTAAGTTCTACCCTCCATATTATTTTTGATTTTTATACCAAACTCCATAACCTTTTGCCTTACCGATAAATGGAACTTTTTTAAGTACAACTAATTTTTCTTCTTCACCCTTTTTGTACTTAGGATTTTTACTATTTAATTTTAGTTTCTTCATATTGTTTATTTAATAAGCATAGTGGGGTTAGAAAAAAAAGGAATATTAACGCTTAAGGGTTTTAGAGTTTCCCTATAGTTATTATTATTTACCCCCACTATACTCATCTTTTATTAAGGTAGAGCAGAAATAGGCTTCTAGCACACAAGCAATTACAACCACTCCCCATATTATCATAAATGTTTTCACAATGCAAATATATAAAAATATTTCAATTTTATACAAATTAATTCCTAAAACTTTTTCCCTTGATAATCACCACTTTACACTTCCTTAGCCTATCTAAAGTCCTTTCATCATATCTTTCTTTTAGTGCTTGAGGTGTTAAATTTGTAGTGATTAGTAATGTCTTAGAACTTTCTTCAGCATAAGAAATTGCATCAGCAACTGCATCAATCTTAGTACCATAATCATTTTTAATACTCTCAGTTCCTAAGTCATCAATGATAATGAATGGTGCTTTGTTTCTATCAACTGCACCTAATTCTTTTGCAGGAACGCTTCTTAATATCTTATTTGTTCTTGTCCTGAATATAGCAGGAATAACAAAGTTTAAGATAGTTGATTTACCTAATCCACACTCTCCCATCAACATCAAGCCTCTACCTTTTGTATCTACCATCCAGTCAATAATCTCATCATAAGCAGGTAAATGCTCATACTTATCAACTGTTCTATCGTAATACTCAAAAGACTTAATGAACATTTCTTTTATTTCTTCTCTTGCTCCAAGTTTATATCTGTTGTAAACCTTTGGCTGCAGGAAGTCTGCATTTTTAAATGTATCTTCTATTGTTCTCATAGTTTAAAATTTACCATCACCATAATCTCCTCCTTTCTGATGTCTGTGTGATGTAGTGTTATTGTTATTAGTTTTATTACTTCTTCTCTCCCAAGTTCTTACACAAGCCTTCCAATCTTTCATTTTACTCTTACCTATCATGAAGTTTTTAGACTCATAAAAATCAATAAAAGCATCTGCACATACTTTATTTTTTCTTTCATTACAATATTGATGTACCTCCTCAACAGTTGGTTTTTTAAAAGAATCCCCTTTATTATTAATATGTTTATCTTTAGATAAACTAATACTATCTTTAAAGTTTTCTTTAATACCCCTCTTTAAGTTTTCTTTAATACCCCCTTTAAGAATTCTTATATACCTCCTATCAATTTCTTTAGTACCTCCTTTGTAAGTGTAATATGTTGATACATAGCCATTTGCAACTAATTCACTAACCCATTTAGAAATAGTAACAGTACTCTTACTATAAAGGTTGGAGAAGTATTTATTTGTAGCAAAGCACTCACCATTAATGTTAAGTAGTGCAGTTATTTCAGCATACAATAATTTAGCATTTGCAGTTAGATTCTTATCATATCTAACCTCAGCACTTATTATAGCATAGTAGTTTGGTTGTTGTTTCATTGTTTTTAGTTTTAGTTATTTTTTGGTATTTCTAGTTCATAGCACTCAGTATAGGTAGACATCACTACAGTCCATTCACTTACCTGTTCGTGAGTAAACCAACAAAATCTTGCGTATAAGGAGTTCAATGGCTGTATGAACAGATAGTGCGTAATTTTCTTTTTAGGGTTGTTATGGGCTTTAAAATTAACTCTAAGCGTATTACCACCACTTCTTACACCCTTAACATCAATATAATGTATCTCACCAATACCTTGCATAATTAAATCAGCCTCAACAACTGGTCTTTCCTCAAGAAATAATGCTGCCTTATATTTAATACCATTGTTGTTCTCCATTAGATGTCTTGCAATAAGTTCTGCAAATATTCCTAATTGAGAGATAGAATGTTCTTGCTTACCTCTATATTTTTCTGTGTTTTTATTATAAACGTCAGCAGATAACATACTCCTTACCTTAGCAAGTTCATCAGATAGTTTGATGAAAGTGCTAGGATAAGTTGTTTTTTTCCATTTAATCATTAGAATGGTAAGTCATCATCACCTGTTGTTGCTT